AATTTCCGAGCGCACCACCGAGGCATTGGCCGCATTGAAACGCCAAGGCAAAAAGCTGGGCAGCCCATCGCCCGAGATCGGCAGCGCTGAGGGCGTTAAGGTTCTCAAAGCCAACGCAGATGCTTATGCCGAACGCGTCGGCCCTATCGTGCGCGACATCATCCGCAAGACCGGTTCTGGCACCCTGCGCGAGATCGCCGCAGCACTGACCGCTCGCGGTGTTGAAACCCCCCGCGGCAACACTGACTGGCGTGCCAGCCAGGTCAGCAACCTGCTGAAAAGGATCAAGTAATGGACAAATTCATACCAGCGTTGCTGGTGCTGGCTTTCTTTGCCAGCTATTTCGGCCTGGCTTATTTGATTGGCCTCGAGTGGGCATTTGGCGTGTACTTAACCGGCCCATTTGTTGCTGTGGTTCTGCTTAGAAAAGCAGCCAAGCGCCGCCAGCAACGCATTGCAGCCGAAAAAAACAGGCTGATCGAGCAGTTTGCTGATCGAGATATTGCTGAGTGATATACTGTGCATAAAAACAGTATTTTTATTATAAGGATATTAATCAATGACTTACCAACCTGTTAAGCCGCTGGACGGCATGAAAGATCTGGATCGAAAAACCGTTGCCAAGTATTTCAACCGCGTTGGGCGTGGCCTGAACTGCAGAATTGATGTGCCCATTTTGGTCATTGATGACGTGAAATGGGCAGCCAAAATCTTCGGCGAGCTCTCTAAAGACCTAACGCAGATTGCCTGGGAAGATGACCGCACCGACATCTGGCGGGTGCTTGAGGCCAGGTACGCAATGGAGGCCGCCAAGCGCCAGCTGCACCAGCGCAACGAGAAAAAGGTCGGCAAAGCAGAATACAAAAAGCTCACCAACAACCCCTACAGGTAGTAGCTCAAACGGAAATACCCGTTTGAATTTTTATAACGCCGTTCAACCACATGGAAAAGGAGAAAAGCTTGGATAAACATAAGCAAACATGCGGTCTTTCCCGCGCATATGTGTATTGCGGTTATTCAAACCGCAACAACCACATACGGGGTTTGTCGCATAATTTGTATTCCGGTTATTGGAAGCGCAAACACAAGATTCTTGCGCTGCACAATGACCCAGACACCCCTGTTCTGATCGTCAGCTCCATCGGTCTTTTGGCCGTGGTTGCCCTGGCAATCCTTACCTGACGGGGGGTTTTCATGGAAGCCGCCACTTTGGGTCGCGCCCTGCGCGATGCCCAGCTGACGCTTTTTGAGCACAGAGACACAGAGTTCCTGTGTCGCTGCCGAGCACTAGCCGTTGAGATCGCCCGCCAACAAGGCACGGTGTGCATCAATGACATAAGAGCACAGCTGCGCTTGCCCTCAGAAATGCACCCCAGTGTCCTTGGGGCTGTTTTCAAATCAAAAAAATTTACCCCGGTTGGTTACACCGAGGCCACCCACAAGGCGGCTCACGCCCGCGTTGTGCGCGTCTACAAACTCACGGAGGAAAACTAATGGCTGGTAAGAAAACCCCCGATGACATCATGTCTGCATCCCGACTGCCTGCACTGCTGGGTCTGTCGCGGTATGCCACACCGAATGACGAGCTCGCCTATTCGATCAATGCGATCAAAGGCAACGAGCGCGAAGATAAGTCAAACGAGTCCATGCGCTGGGGCGACCGCCTTGAGGCGCTGATCCTGAAGGAAGCAGCAGAGCGCCTGCAGCTGTCCGAGCTGGCCACCGAGTTCAATGCGGCTTTCTACCACCCGACCCTGCCGCTGTGCTGCAGCCTGGATGGTTACGCAGACGGTCGCGGGCAGATCATTCGCACGGACGAAGATGCAGGCATCTATGTCATTGGTGCCGAGCAGATCGAGCTCGCAGGCCACGGCGTGCTGGAAGCCAAGCTGACAGCTGTGTCGCCTGAGGAAATACCTGCTTTGTACCGCGGCCCCGTCCAGCTGCAAGCACAAATGGACATCATGTCTGCCAAGTGGGGAGCAGTCTGCGTGCTGTACCAAGGCACGGCGCTGCGCATCTTCCTGTTTGAGCCGCACGCCCAGACGCTGGCAACCATCAAAGCTGCGGTGCTGGAGTTCCAGGACAAGCTGGAGCGGTTCCGCGCTGACGGCACGATTGATTACTACCCGCCAGCAACCAGCGAGGACGCTGATCGGTTGTGGCCAGCAGCTGAAGATAAGGTCGTGCAGCTCGACACTGAGGCTGAATTACTGGCCGAAAAAATTGCAACAGCAAAAGCCACAATTACCAAGGCCGCAAAGGATTGCGCGGATGCAGAAAAGGATCTGAAAGCATTGCTTGGCACCGCCAGCAAAGGCATTGCAGGCCGGTTTGAGATCCGCTGGCCGATGCGTAATTACCAGGCGCAGCCCGCAAAGACAGTGCCTGCAAAGGCCGCGTACACCATCCGGCAGTCCACCTTGAGCGTGAAGGAGCTGGCATGAAAAGCCTCGACCTGCGACCGCTGGAGCTCGCCCATGCCCGCGCCGTCAATGCACTGATGGGCAACATCCCGAAGCTGTCCAACGATGATGCGTGCGAAATCATTGAGGCAATGATGGCCGTCGTTTTTGAAACGCTCAAACAATACGCACAGGAGGAAGATGATGCAGCTGACTACAACTAATCGCCAAGGCTTTGCCCCGACCACGCTGGGTGAAGCGATGGACTTCAGCCACATGCTGGCCAAGTCCCAGATGGTGCCGAAGCAGTATCAGGGCAAGCCGGAGGACATCATGGTCGCAGTTCAATGGGGATATGAAATTGGTTTGCAGCCCATGCAGGCGCTGCAAAACATCAGCGTCATCAACGGCAAGCCCAGCGTGTACGGCGACGCAGCGATGGCGCTGGTGCAGGCCAGCCCGGTCTGCGAAGGCGTGGACGAAAGCATTGAGGGCGAAGGCACACCGAACCCGGTCGCCGTCTGCATCGCCAGGCGCAAGGGCAGGAACCCGGTGATTGTCCGGTTCAGCGTCGAAGATGCCAAGCGGGCAGGGCTGTGGGGCAAGCAGGGGCCGTGGCAGGCGTACCCGAAGCGGATGCTGCAGATGCGAGCTCGAGGCTTTGCCCTGCGTGATGCCTTTCCTGACGTGCTGAAGGGGCTCATCACCACCGAGGAGGCGCAGGATTACCCAGACGAGGCCAAGCTCAGGCCGGTCAAGGATGTCACGCCCATGCCAGCGAATCCGCTGGACGTGATCGCACCGCCAGCGTTGCCTGAGCCGGAGCCTGAGCCAGTGACGGTCGAGGCGGTGGCCGTCGATGACTATGTGCCAGACCTGGACGAATCAGATTTGCAGAACGAATCTGCAGAATCTGCAGAACCTGCTGCAGAACTCAATGTGATAGACGGCGTGCCGATCATGGTGCCTGGCAAGGCCGAGCCGCACGCAGTGTTCGCCAGCTTGGATGACTGGGCAGCTGCGCTGGAGGATCTGTTTGACAAGACCGCCAGGGCAGGCAAGCGCCCGGTGCGCGAGCGCATGACCATCCTGAAGGAGTTGCGCCAACTGAACGAGGAAAATCTGCAGCGGGTCGAGCTCACCAAAAAGACGGCGCTGATCTCGATGTACGGCAGGCGCATTAGGGCGCTGGGTGCGCAGCTGACTGAGGAGGAAAAGGAAGCGGAGAAAAAAACCCCGGCCTAAGCCGGGGCAAAGTCGCGCCGATCACGGCTGAAGGATCACTTTGATCTTAGGGTTTCGTATTGGGCGTAGCATTGCTTGAGGGCGGCTGTGAGTTCGTCGGCTTCTCTGGCGAGCCTGACAGCCACTTCAGCGTCCTGTCGGTAAAGCTCTCTTGGGGTACATCCACCTTGTCCAGCGCCGGTGGCACCGGGCAAGGCATTGCCCTCGGGGGGGCGGTCGGCGCGCTTGCGCAGGCTGTCAATAGCACTGGCAGAACGCTGATTGATAGCTTTAAGTTCATTGCTCATCTCCGTTCGTAGCTGGTCTGCATTGGCCTGCAGCGCCTGCTCTTTCTCACGCGCAGCGGCCATCGCCTTGGCGTGTTCCTCTGCCAGCTGCGCACGCTCACGATCCCATGCTGCCTGCACCTTGGTCTCGCCAGCGTTATGGCCGCGCCAGTACCCGGCACTGCCAGCAATGGCAGCCACCAGTACGCAGCCAGCGGCCATGTGTAAAGGGCTCATTTCGGTGGCACCTTGGTTCCTTCCAATTTCTTATGCACGGCGATGACCTTGCAGACCTGCTTCTTGGTCTTGGGATCTTCCTTGCAGACTTCCTTCTTCTCGCCCCCAGCAAAGGCGAGGGCAGGCACCAGGCACAGCAGGGCAATGAGTTTCTTCATCAGTGGATCTCCGGTTGAGGGGCAGGGGGAGGGGCTGGCTTACCGCCGAAGCCAGTCACCACAGGCGGTGCAGACATCGGGTCAATCGTCGGCTCAGTCCGTTGTATCGGCGCAACACTTTTCGGCGCAGCAGGCGGCGTGTCATTCCAGTCGCTGGCCTTCGACACACCTGGCGGCGGGTCGATCAGCTTGGCCACGCCGTCCTTGCCCTTGATGGCCAGCAGCGTGCCGAGTGCGCCGAGGATGTACTTGCTCATGTCTGAGAGCAGCAGAAAGAACTGCTTGTCAGCCGGTGCCATGCCGACCATTGGCTGGGTCACAAAGACCACGCTGTACATAGACAGGCAGGTCATCGTCAGCACGACAAAGCAGAACGTGCTGCCGATAATCAGCTTGAGCAGCGAGTCCATCTGCTCAGGGGCTAGGTTTTTCATCTTTCATGTCCTCCTGTTTGAGCAGTTGGTCGGGGCAGGTGCCAGTGATCGCGCAGTCTGGGCGCTGGCACTCTGGCTTTTTCCAGTTGGCCTTGTCCATGCACGGATAGCGGAAGCGATCCTCGCAACCAAGCAGCGCCAGCAGCAGAATGAAGTAGCGCATCAGTGGCCTCCCATGACATGCAGCGCATGGTTGTAATGCTTGATGCGGTCGTTCAGTCCGATGGTGCCGCCGTTGATGCGCTTGGTCAGCGTCAGGATGTCGCCGTTGTCAGCCCACTGATTCAGCTTGTTGGTTTCCCAAAACCAGCAGGCCGACTGCGCTGCACCCTCGAATGTCTCGAGGTATTCGGTCGCCTCGTTGACATCGATCTCAAGGCTGTCAGCAAACGATTGGTAATTCGATTTGCCAGTGAGCTGAATCAGGCCTCTGCCGCGGAAAGCGAAACCCTGGCCGCTTGCCTCGTCGCCGTTGCCCATCCTGTTTGCGTAAATGCGATTGGCGATGGCACGTTGACGATCAGGGCGTGATGCGTACTGCTCTGCGAGCTCATCGGTGGGGAAGTATTTGGGGAACAGCCGACGCAGTGCGCTGGCCTTGTAGTTCAGGTTTTCTTGGATGACTGTGAACTCAGCCGACTCATGGGCGCACTGGGCGACAAAAGCCGCGATGCGCTTTGGCGTGTTGATGTCGTAGTCGGGCAGCAGTTGTTCCAGCGCCTTGTGCCAGTAGGACACATACTTATTGCGCGGGATCATCTCCTTGAGTTGTTGTTCGGTCAGCATCCAGTCGCTCCTTCAAAATCTTTAGCCGCAACTCCTTCATCTTGCGGATTTCATTCAGCGCAGCATTAGTGGCGTTGTTCATGTCCATGTACATGATGCCCATGACGGGCAGCGCGATGACTAGCACAAGACACATGACCACCACGGTGACGAGTAAAGTCCACGGTATGTGCTGCTCATTCGTAGCAGGATCAGGAGGCCGCTGAACCACGCCAGGACGAACACCACTGCTCCAATCCATACCGCCTTTGCCCGTAGATCCGCGAGTGTCCTTTCCCGTTGCCATCTCGCTACCTGCGCCTTTCTCATTTCCTCAGCCAGTGCCGCGTTCTGCTCCTGTACGATCTGCTGCCACATCTTTTCAAACCGAGTCCACAGGTCGC